ATCCAAATCACTATAACATAGGAAAATATGAAGTGATCGATATAATTGAAGATTGGGAATTAGATTTTCATTGTGGAAACGCAGTTAAGTATATCGCGCGCCATAGTTATAAAGAGAATCCCAAGCAAGACATAGAAAAGGCAATTTGGTACTTACAGAGATATCTGGAAACCTTAGATGAAGACTCTTGATTTACACAATGTTAGACACAGCAAAGTAGAAGAAAAATTAATAAAGTTTATAAATCATAGACTTCCGTTAGATATACCTTTCAGAGTTATAACCGGACAGTCAGATTATATGCATATGTTGGTAACACAACTCCTGCAAAAAAATGATCTTTATTGGAAATATGAAAGTTATGCAAATCCAGGCTCTTTGGTAATAATGGATGTGCAGGCACCAGGATACAATTAATGAATGATTGGTTTACAGGATCCGGGGCCCGAATATCTTTTGAAGATATAACAAAAATTATAATAGAACATTCAGAGGCCATGGGCACTGTATACATTGGGTCCGATAGCATGGTTCAAAAACAAAAATGTGTTTTTTGCACAGCCATTTGCCTATTAGGGCCCACAGAACAAAGTAACCGTTATTTTATTAAAAGAACGAAAAGTGACGCAAAAGAATTTAAAACTTTACTTCAGAGAATTACAACCGAGGTTCAAAATTCTATTGATATGGGATTAAGATTGTTGGAATATTGTCCGACGATAAAGATTGAACTACACCTAGATGTAAGTAACACAAACAAAGAATCAAAAACAAGCAAGTTTGCTGACATGTTAATAGGCTATGCCAAAGGAAGCGGCTTTGATTGTAAGATAAAACCAGATGCATTTGCGGCATATTGTGTCGCAGATAAACACTCAAAATAGGAGAAACAGTGAAAAAAGCATTATCATATGACGACGTATTACTTGTTCCGCGATATAGTGATATCGAAAGTAGAGGGCAGGTCGACATCGGCAGCAGTTTAGGAGATGATTTAAAATTTAAATTACCAATTATTTCCAGTCCGATGGATACCGTTACCGAAGATAAGATGGCGTGTATGATGGCTTCACACGGAGGCCTAGGCATAATTCATCGTTATAACGAAATCGAGGAGCAGGCCCGTACTGCAGCCCGGGCCTTGTTTGAGGGCAATGAAAAAACTGTTGGGGCAGCAATTGGAATGACCGGAGATTATGAAGAACGGGCCATGGCCTTGTGTTCTGTCGGCGTAGAGGTGTTATGTGTCGATGTCGCCCACGGCCATCACATTATGATGGAGAGGTGCCTAAAGACACTTAAAGACCGTTTTCAGAACAAAGTACATATAATGGCCGGCAACGTTGCGACACTAGAAGGCTTCGAAGCATTAGCTTCCTGGGGAGCAGATTCAATCCGTGTTGGTATTGGCGGCGGCTCCATCTGTTCTACTAGGCTCATATCCGGACACGGTGTTCCCACACTAGAGAGTATTATGGAATGTGCCAAGAGCACATCTGATATAAAAATTATTGCAGATGGAGGGATAAAAACTTCTGGCGATATAATTAAATCATTGGCCGCCGGCGCTGACTTTGTTATGATAGGGTCTTTGCTGGCAGGATCTGAGGAAACTCCCGGTGAAACGTTCTGCGGAAATACAGGCAAAAGGTATAAAGTATACAGAGGCATGGCATCAGCGGACGCGCAAAATGAATGGCGCGGGAAAACGTCAACCCCAGAGGGGATTTCAACTACCGTTTCGTTTAAAGGTAGTGCTGGCGATATCCTTGAAGATCTCGCTGGTGGTATTCGCAGTGGTCTCTCTTACACGGGCGTGCGAAGTCTTGGAGAACTTCGATGTAAAGCAACTTTCATTAGACAAACACACGCTGGTCAATCCGAAAGTTCCACCCACATTTTGAGGAGGAGCTAGTGGCGAAAGATCCTAATCTTCCAGACCCGGAAGATCGTAAAAAAATGATGTTTTGGGAATCCCCCAAACGACAAGCTAATCTAAAGATAAGATTGGGATTAGATGGATTTACACAATCACATTTTTTCCGTGCCATAATCACAGGCTATCTAGAAAAAGACGAAAACATATTAAAGTATATTGATGATTATAAAGAAAAGACCAGATCTCAAGGTATCGCCAAGCGTAAAGTAATAAATAAAAATTTAGCCAATGCGAGAGAGACTGAAAACAAGTTCGCCCTAAACGAAAACGAGATTGAGGATATATTTGATATTATTGCGGAGGAGTTTCCGGAACTATGAAATGTCTAAAAGATTTAAAGCAGAATAAAAAATGTTGCCAAAAAAAAGATTGTCGCCAGTGGATAGACTTTGAAGACGACTTAAACTGTACGTTAGAAGCAATTGCAAAAAATGAACATGCATCAATGACTTTAAGAGAAGTAGGCAATCGCCTAGGCGTAAGTTTTGTTAGGATTAAACAGATCGAGGATGCAGCGCTAAAGAAATTGCTAGCAAGTGATCCACAACTAGTTGAATATCTTATAAAAGATGACTTTTAAAACTTTTTGATACTATTTATTTTTGAAATCTATTTTTCAATAGGAGATTAATGATGAAGAAGAGCCTGCTAAATGAATCAGAGATCCGCAAGTTTATGAAATTCGCGGATTTGAATACCTTAACTGAGAACTTTATTGAGAACAGTTATGGCTTAGAAGAAGACACCGTTACTGAAGAAGACACCGTTACTGAAGACACTTTTACAGAAGAAGTCCTCGCCGAGGAAGACGTTGATGTTAAAGATCTGGTCACTGCCTTGATGGACGTGATTCAGGATAAGACGGGTGTTCAGGTGAGTGTGGAAGACGATCCCGGCGCAGAGGCTGATGGAGAGCTAGAAGAGCCGTTGCCTGGCGAAGAAGAGGAGGTCGGCTCAGAGCCTTCTCCAGAGGCTGCAGAAGATGATCTAGGAGATCTGGAAGCAGGGGCCCCCGAAGAAGAAGAGGTACCCCCGGAAGAAGAGACGGATATGATAGCTGAACGCTTGGTCCACCGGATTACTCGTAGGGTTGCAGCGCGCCTTTTGAAAGAGAATAGAAAATAATATAAAAAAAGTATTAAAAAATAGATTTTGAAAGACAAGGTTGATCCTTGTCTTTTTTTTTGGAAGAGGCTATAATGGAAAATGAGATGTTGATATATTTTAGTTGGTTTGTCGGCGGGGCAGTTACGCATAAAATTTTATCTTATTTGTTGGCACTAGGAACTTCAATCAACCTTTTCAATCAAACATTAAATGGTTGTTTGGTGATGCTAAACAAAATTGATGAACAAAGACTTGTGACATTAAAACAAAAATATGATAAATTGGAAAAAAATAAAACCGATATCGAAGGGGAAGAGATTGAGCAAGAAAAGACCATGGATTTAAATAGCCACTATTTATGGAGGGAGATGATGATAGGAATTATATTAATTTGTTGTCCTAAATCTATAAAATCTAGCTTAAATTTTAAAGACTGGCCATCGGCTATGAAATTATTAGAAAAATAGGAGTTTTATAATGTTTAGTGCCAAAAAAGAAGATACGAAGAAACCTGCAAAAAAGCGGCCATCGAAGAAGAAGGCTGTAGAAGAAGATGAGGTGCCAGAAGAAGAAAATAAAGAAGAGACACCACCTGACTCAACGATGGAGGATCTATCATTTCTCTTGAATCTTGGAGGAGGAACGGCCGAGAGCCCCCCGCAAATGAGAGTTACAGGAATCTACGGAGATATTAATGAAGAAAAATGTTCAGAAACTCTTTATTCAATGTTGCTACTTCAAAAATCTGGTATGAAATTAGAACCAGAAGATCCAGAAGACCCAGAATCTGAGCTAATCGAAGTTAGTGAACCTTTTGATTTTTTTGTATCTTCTCACGGAGGATCCGCAGTTGAAATGTTCTCGTTATACGATATAATGAGACAAATAAGAAAGACAATGCCAATTCATACAGTTGGGATTGGCAAAGTAATGTCAGCCGCAACACTTCTCCTGGCCGCCGGGACAAAAGGCGAAAGAAAGATCGGCAGGTATTGCCGCGTTATGATTCATGGTGTTATTTCTGGACAGCATGGTCACTTAGCTGATATTGAAAATGAATTTGATGAAGCTAAAATGACACAAAAACTGTATATTCAAGCACTTGCAGAAGAAACAAATATGACCGAAAGATATTTGAGAAATCTAATTAAGAAGAAGAGTAATGTTTATATATCGGCCGAGGAGGCTGTTGACTTAGGGATTGCAGATATAGTGATATGAGCTGGACCTGGAACAAAATTAGATATAATAAAAAAACCTCCAAAGAGTTGGGTTGGGATCCGTCCTGGTTCGGAGAAGATGGTTTTGACAAAAATCTAATAGATTCCATTATGCAGTTTCAAACAAATCATAACTTAAAACCAGATGGAATGGTAGGCACGAACACATATCGGCGCGCCCTCCTTAAGCATGAGAAGGTACAAGATTCTTTAGAAGGCCACAGTAATCTTATGATCAATGGTAGACTCAAGCCAATTGCTTGGCATAAAGTAAAGAAAGATATACTTCCTTCAAAATGTTTTCGACGCAGCAGGAAAGAAAGAAAGCCTCATGTTATTGTAACTCATTGGGATGTATGTACTTCTGCAGCTTCTTGTAAAAGGGTGCTGGAAAAAAGAAATATTTCCACACATTTTGTTATTGATAATGACGGAACAATTGTTCAGCTTGTTGATACAAACAATATTGCATGGCATGCGAAGGGCGCAAACAACAATTCAATTGGAATCGACATATCTAATGCGTACTACACCAAGTATATGAATTCATATACAAAGAAAGGTCTAGGGTTGCGCCCAACATTAAATGATAGCGTTGTGCACGGCAGAAGACTACCAAATCATTTGGGTTTTTATCCGGCACAGCTACATGCCTATTCAGTATTGATTGCATTTTTGTGCAAGACATATGATATTCCGCTAGATTATCCGAAAGATGAGAACGGATTATTGTGCACGACGGTTTATCAACCAGCGGTTAAGAATAAATTTGAAGGTGTCATTAACCATTACAATTTGACGAGAAATAAAATTGATACTGCGGGTTTAAAACTCGACGAGATTATTGATAATATTAAGAACATGGAGAGTTAATTAAGACTATGGAATTTAAAATGAATGAAGCATCGATCGACGATGCATTAAAAGTATTAAAAGAAAATAAAGAAATAAAGCCTTTCGATTTATTGGCTGAGCTTGAGAATCGAATGAGAAAATTTAGGCCGCTGTTAGAATCAGGACTTTTGGTCGAAAAAAATATGGGATCTCTGTCCTGGATACCGTCCATTCCCGTTTCTGAGATTGGATGGTCGACTGTCAACACGACAGATCAAGGTGACGTCCCGTCAGAACATAGGGTACAATTGCAGCAATTTTTAAAGAATATTCCAGGAGATGATTTAAAAGATAAAATACAATCACTTTCTAATTTTTATTCAAATCCTGCTTCTCTAATCAACTCTACGCAATCGAGTCAATCACAAATAATTGCTGAGACTTTGGCTATCTTGACATTTTTTAAAACTTTAACTACAATTATTACACATTTTAATGCTGCCTCGGCTGGATTTTCATTTGAATCCTTTTTGGCCGTCCTT